CAAAAGCTTTACCCATTTCCATGTTTTTGATGGCTTCTGCATGCTTCTCGTTGATTGTTCCTAAAACGCCTGTGAACGCTTCTACAGCTTTCTGTGTGAATTCTGTATCTGAACTAACTAAAGTGTTCAACATGAACTGGGAAACTGAATCTTTCAACTCTTTATCAAGCTCTAATCCTGCAATTTGTTCAGCTACAAAAGCTTTATTTTCATTCGAACGGCTCTTAGCTTTCTCTGCTTCAAACTCAGCTTTTAATTTCTCAAGTTCTAGCTGTTCTGGTGTTTTGTTCTTTTTAGCTTCTTCATATTGCTTCACAGCTTCCTGTTTTAGCTTATCAAGGTTATTCTGTTTCCAAGCTTCTAATTGTTTGTCTGCAGCACTTTGTGATTGAGATTGAATGAATTTCTGTGCATCTTCATTCGATTCGACAAATGCTTTAAAATCATCAATAGTGAACTCTGATTCATTTCCCCCACCATCAGCAAACATCTGCAAATTCATTGGTAATAATTTTTTTGTTTTCATTTTGTTTCTCCTTTCGCCCCACGATTCGTTTGCACGCCCCGCATTGCTTTAGATTTATTTATTGCGCCCCACCATTCAATTAAGCCCAGCATTGCGCTAGTTTACCGTCATTTCGGACAAAATAAAAAGCCTAACTTTCGTCAGACTTTAGTTGCTCTTCTTCTCTTAGTAAATGCTCTTCATAGTCTGCATCTAAATAATCATAGGGATCCATCTAATCACTCCCAATTCTTATGGACCAGTTCAGCGCCTAGCATTTGATAATCAGTGACAGCATCTTTTACATTTTGTAGAGTCCTAGACACAATCGAAATAGTTAATTTACTTTTTTTACCTGGTAACGAATACAAAATATCAACGTGACAATAATTACCACCCCAAACTGATTTAAGCTCATCTTTGACGATATTACCGTTGCCGTCTCTCAAAGTGTGTTTGGTTAAGTATCGTTCGTTTTCTTGTTCAAAAGCTTTTTTATAGGCCTTTTCTGTACCGTTGAAAACGTCTAGATTCAACACTGCTTCGAATAATCCTTTCATAACCTCACCTCCAATTTAGGGTATAAAAATAGCACTCAAAGTTATCCTTTAAGTGCTTAGTAAAGTCTGCTATGGTAATCTGACGGGACGTGGACCAATTCATTTTCTTTAATATGCTTATCGATGAGTATCGCTAATCTTTTAGCACCTGGAATAGAAAAATCGAAGTCATCACTCTTTGTTACATCGATATATTCATATATTGGAAACTCATCATGAAAATGTTGTTCATACTTTTTAATTGCAGCATCAATAATAGACCATGCACCCTCTTCGCAACTGAACATTTATTTCACCGCCTTTAAGATGTCATCTAACATATTTTCCCATATTTTCGATGCTGTTGGAAAGACTTCGTACATCATTTTTTTAGCTTCTTTGTTAACAACGGTTTCAGTCATATGAGCAAAAAATTCTGTTTCTTGCATTCCGTATGCTTTCCAGTATTTAGTTCCGTGCCCAAATCCTAACGGGTGATCTATAAAACCACCTGTGGATTCCATCATATCTGACAATGCAGAGTATGCTTTCGGAGATATTTCAGATAGTTTCTTATATTTTCTAACTATAGCACTTTGATCAAAAACAGAAAGTTTTTTTAGATTTTTGACTTGTTGATAATTATCTCCATTTGCTTCTTTTAAATCATTATTGAAAACGTTTAATAAATCTTTTTTTATTGCATTTTTTAATTTATATTCTGGCATTACAGATATGCGATCAAAATCACTGTCTAACATTTCCACACCGATATTATCTATAGCATGACCCAGTTCATGAAATACTACTTGCATTTGAGTTTTATTTTTAGTGCCGTCAAACGCTTCTTTTGATAATTGTATATCATTACCATTAACAAAGCTTTTTGATTCTGAAATGTCTTTAAAATTGAAGCGATTCCCTAAACGATTTAGCAGTTCTTTAATTTGAGTATTATCTATAGAATCTAAACTTTCTATAAACTTCAAATAGTTCTCTTCACCAATTGATTTTGCCATATTTGTTTTATCAAAGATACTAGTTTTTATAGACACTTGCGGATGATTCAACTTAACACCCCACTGATCACTTGCGAATTCGTCTAACAGATCACCGAACATTTCTTCATACAAAGCGTCAATATCATCGCTTATTTCTGGAATTCTTGGTATTTCTGTGCATCTGCACAACGTGTGGTAGGGAGGATGTTCATTCTTAATTAATTGGCCATGAAATCCGCCACAAATGGAACAAACTCGTTCATCTTCTGCAGACCAACTTTCTGATTCTTTAACGTTAGCCCCTCTAAATGATTCTCTAATGCCCTCTACAGCAAAATGGGAATATTCCGTTCTAACAAGATTTTCAATCGATCGATTAAACTTTCTTTGTTCCAACTTAAACATGCCACTAATAACACCATCATTTTTCATCGTTTTAAGAGCTTCCACAACCCCTCCACCACTTGCTAACGAATTAATAATAGAATTACTTAGACGTTGCTCTAAACTTGAAATATTGCCCCACAAACGAGATGAAAAAGTTTTTCCGCTCCACGGATAGTTCAGAATGTTTTCCAGCTCTTTTTTTGATAAACCAGGAGCAGAGCCGCCTAATAATTGCATCAACGCATTAGAATTAGAATTATAGATTCGTTTTGTAATATTTTCTAAGTCGTTATTAAATTTACCATTGACATCACTAGATATCGCTTCACCTGCAAGAGTAGAAAAAATGTCTGCTCGTAATTGCAATAGGCGATTGACCTTGGCATAGTCGTAAGATGGAAAATACTCATCTATGAATTGCTTATAAGCTTCGTCAGACTCCATCAACTTTTCATAGTTTTTCTCAATGTACTTGCGGTACTTTTCTTGGTCTCGTTTGCTAAAGTCTTCTAGCATTTCGCTTTGTGTGATGTCGTGTAAATCCGCTTGCGACAATAGCTGTCGTTGAATTTTAACTAAAGCACGTTCAAAAACTGATTCAAGCTCACTAAGAGTTTTCTTTTCTAGTTTCAAACGTGCTTTGTCTTCTAATTCTCGGCGTTTTTCCCAATAACGTTCACTAGCCGTTGTTTTCTTCTTCGTCATTATCCGCACCGCCTAGCTTGCCGTATTCCCCACTTGGATAGTTTTGCCCTTGTTCTAAATTCATCATGTCCGCCTCGTAATCTGGATCTTTAACGAATGGAATTTGATTAATGATAGTACGTTTTGATACATAAGGTGCTAATTTAGGTAACGCCTCAGCAAGATATCCAATATCGGTTGGTAAACTACGACTAAACGTAAACACAATTTTAGAAACATCTACTTCTAATTTATCGTTAAATTTTATAAAAGCTGCCATCGTCTCTGCAACTTCTTTTAATCCTTCTTTAAAGTACTGTTCTTTCGTGTTTGTTTTGGCTTCTAGTGCTATTATTTGCCACTTGCGAGCTTCACCAGAGCTATTAGATTTAAATACTTCATCGTTGAAGTCGATTGACTTAGTGACTGTGTAGTAAAGCTTTTTCAGCTGATTAAGATGATACTCGTTGAAATCTTTGTTAATATCTTTCGTTACGTAGCCAACCTTAGCTTGTGGATCTGGCAAGTTAATAATACCTAATTGCTCCATCATTCTTCGTGCTTCTTTTTCATCCAATCGCGAGCCACTAATGGCCATGTAAGCAAGTTTAAACTGTTCAACTTCGTTTTGTTGGTCTGACAGGCTTCTATCAAATGCATCAGAAAGTTCCTCCGCTACTTCAAAATCACAATAACGATTCGTGTTGTTTTTAAATTCTGATAGGTAGAACGTTTCTAGAGGGTTGTCAGTTTCTGATGTCAATTTAAATGTTTCAGCCGCATTCATTAAATTCGTTTCCACGTATCTGTTATACGTTAAGATTTTTTTCTTAGTAACAACTTTCATTTCTTCGAAAAATTTCTTTTGGTGTGTGTCATATTTCTCTCGAATGAAAATATCTGCATTCTCATATTTTTCGGCTCTCCACGGCTCAACATTACATGCCCACAATTGCCACTCGCCCTCAGTTTTAACGGGTTCTAACAAACGAAAAGCCACCCCACAAGCGCCTTGATATCGTGCCGTGTCCGAATCCAACATTGCGAATCGCATTTCTTTAACTAATTCTGCTAGTCTATCGAATTCTTTAGGTGTTTTAATTTTCGCGCTGACGTTACCTAAAAATAAATCCTTTGTTTTTTGAATTAAGGACTTTCTTTGTTCTGTAATATCATAATCCCATTTAACTGGGATACCTGTGAAATGATCAGCTGCTTGATCAACAATGGTGTTGTATAAGCCAGCGTGAAGTTTATTATTCACTTTTATAATTTTTGTGTTTGGTTTAGGTCTGCTATCAATCTCATTTTCTTCACTTGTATAAGCTTTGTATTTACGCTCTCTGTCATCAAAAAATGGCTTCATCTCTGTTATAAAGTCATTTGGATCAAACAGCTCTTCGTTTATTTGCGTAGAATATTTCGTTCGTAATCTTTTATATCGACTCAACGTTAAATCACTTTGGAACAATCATTCCACCTCCTAAAATTTAATGAAACTCACATTATTTTTCTCCATATCTTCGCTAAAAGCGTATCTTGTTGCATCGATTGTGTGGTTATCTTTATCTTCAAGCCTTGGCTTAGGATTGCCATCTTTATCCGTCTGATAATCAATGTTTTCAAACTCTTTGGCTATATTGGGAGTTCTTAGTGGGTCGATACAAATAAAATCCAAATCATCCAACCATTCCTCGCCATACTGCACAGAGTCGGGGCCTTTTTTAACCCCAAATACGTGGCTCATTCCGTGTTCATTGTTCAATTCTGCTATGGATTTAGGTTCTGCTGAATCCGATGCAATACGATCAGACTGATAACCTTTTGCTTTCGCCTTTTGGGCAAACTCACGATTACTGACTTTCACTCCATAGATTTCATCAACAGCATAGATGCCATTCTTTTTCTTATCGTAGTGCCATCTAACAAATGCTAGCGGATCAGTAGCATAACCGAAGTCAAGACCGTTTCTGATATTATCAAAGTTAGCAACCATTTCATCAGTTATACAGCCTTTCTCCACTTTTAGATTACTGAATGGAACTACTCCAGAACCGATTGCTTCACCATCGTATTCCCATCTAGCACGCAAAGGATTTCTATCTCTTGCTGCCTCCACTTCTTTCAAGAATTCTCTCGAAATAAAAGGATTATCTTTATAAGTAGAGTGATGAACAAATGTATTCTCAGGTTGGAAACTAGATTCATATTTTTTGTTCACCCAAGATTGTCGACGTTTTGGCGGGTTGTAGCTGAAAAAGAATTTATAAAAAAGACCATTTCCTAATTCACCACGTAAAAGTGAATTGGTAATGGTCGTTACTTCATCTTCAGTTTTAAACTCGCCTAACTCCTCAATCCAGCCAATCGCAAACGGGAACCGACTATCTTTTAAAGACTTGATTCTTTCAGGATTTTGGGCACCTCTGAAAATCATATAATTACCACGAGGTATGTATGTGATTCTCAACGGCGATTTATTAAATTTAAATAGATGCGTTACCCCTTGCTGTTCAATCGCCCACTTCATTTGCTCGTAGATTGATTGTTCTAATGTATTATCAACATATCGAATGCCAACCGCATTGACAGCATACCTCATAAGTAATTGAGTAATAATATGTGCGATATCTGATGATTTACCAGAACCACGTCCACCCTTACAAACAATATTGAGTATGTCCGAATTAAGAGTGGCTCTCCATACCGAATGAAATTTTTTCGGTAATAATTCTGATAGTTTTTTCTTAACCATCATCATCACCGATATCATCAACAAATACTGGCATTTCAGTAACTTCTATTTGTTGCTTGTCAGTGAACAGCGCATGACGTTTACCAAGTAATTCGGCTGCTTTAGTCCTCTCTTCAGTGCTAGGAGTATATTCATAGCTTTTCTGATGCGTAAATATTTCCCCTTCATCATTAGTTGTTTCGGTATTATAAACACCTTTCATTTTTTCACCACGCATGGTGCTAGTGAGATACTCTAGTACCTCTTGTGCATCTGCAACTCTTTCGTTCTGCATCTTTTCTAGCTGTTCATCAATATATTGCTTCACGTTAGCATCTGTTAGCAGTCTACTTGCATTCACTCTTGCTGTGGTGTCTTTTTTTATGTTTGGATATGCGACTTTATACGCTCTCGTACCATTCATATCAATCAGCCATTCATCAGCAAAAACCTGATGTTTTGGATTCCTTATCATGTTATTCACCTCCTATGTAATTTTATGTATAAAAATAGACCACTCAGTGAGTTTCTCCCACTCTTTTTTGTAATAATCTCTCAGCTTAAGAGTTAATTCATCTACTTCTTTATTAATGACTTTTTTTCTAGCAGTTGATTCTTCAATTTTTATTTCCCAATTTACTTTTTCGTCTCCAACTAAAATTTCTAATTTTTTCGTCTCATTAGTTATTATTCTTAACTTACTATTTATAGATTCAACCAATTTAATAATTTCATTATTTTCAATATTATTACTAAAATTCAATAAAAGTAATGTATTGTTTTTGGAAGTTTGGTATATTAATTCATTAACTTGGGTGTTACTTTGTCTAACAATTTCTCTATAATCAAGAATTGCTTTTTCTATTGTTTTCTTAAGTTTGGTAGCCGTCTCTTTATCTTCTGAACTAAGGTTATTTTCTTTTAATTTCAAAAAGTTTCTATGCTCCAGTTCTCTACATGTAGTTATATTACGATAATGTTCTATAAGATTTGCATTTAAAGTTACTAGTTTCAATGAATCAATCAAAAATTCTGAAGCTATATTCTTGGTACTATCAATCCAA